TTAGCAACCCCACTCTCATCAACAAACCCGAAATGAGCAATTGATAACCCTTGAAGATCAAAATCATCAAGGATAACAGAGTTTAGAGTTATTGTTACGACCAAAGGAGCATTACCAATAACAGGATCAACAGAATAATCTACGATAGGGCTAGCCATTTATACTCCACATATTAAGACCTCTTTTTATATCCCACTCCATTATAGCCTCAACATTAAGTTCTGCTATTTTAGAGTCTTGAATTGCATTCACAGCAATATTGTCGCTGTATTTAGATCCATCAAACAATCTAACAGCTGGTTCATTAGTGTATATAATTTCTCCACCGTTATCAATACTTGCCGTGCATCCCTCTCCAAAACATCCTACCTTGTTTGTAATAAGTTTTGGATCAGCATAAGAAACTATAAACTCTCTAAGAAGTGGTTCTCCACCATTAATCTCCACAGTTGTATCAAGATAAAATGTAAAATGCTTTCCAAATATGCATAATACATCAGGATACTCCTTTAGTCTTGTTATAGTTCCAACAGGTTTAGTGTTTTTTTGTTTTGTTGGGTGGTATGCTCCTGTTCTATAAAAATCTCTTACCTGAGAATAATAATATTCACTATCCCTAACTGCACTAACAAAATAAGCACCGCCTTTTACTGCACCAAAACCACCATCTGGAAGTGGCTTAAAAAATCTTGTTTGAAGAAAGTAAAAATTATCACCTCTTCTCTCATAAGATTTCAGCATATCATCTTCTATAGTATCGTTAAAAACCCTTATACTTGGGTCTACCGAGCAAGAAAAAGCTCCTGAGTTATTAAAATCAGTAGGGACACCATCAGGCTCAAAAACAACAACTCTATCGGTCTCAAGTACTTTTGTTATAAAAGAGATTCTACCGTCTGCCCAAAATAACTGCAATCCAACATCACTACTATTAAAATCCCTAGTATTTTCTTCAGCGACATACATAATATCACCATTATCAGCGACCTCTCTATACCCTTGGAAGTAGTTTTGTCCTCCAACAATATACCATTGGTCGATAGTGGGGTTTGTCGGCAAAGATTCTGCAGTCACCCTGAATACAACATTAATACCGCTTCTTTCTATGTATTCTAATATTGTATATTCTTCTAACAAATCTTCACTTTTAATAACAGTACCAACGTCATCAACACTCATTGTTTCACTTTCAAAAGTAATCAATCCAGTATTACCATTAGGTTCTTGGAAAAAGCTTATAGCATATCCCATTTTTGAAAGAGGAACATCATCTACATAAAAGAACTTGTTTTCAACCGTTCTAAAATCAGCATCATCGGCAAGAATATTAGTTGTTCTATAAACAGAAAAATGTGTATAATGGCGATTGTCGCCAAAAGGCATTTCGAGATTTATTTGATTCCCATTATTATCTAATTGGGAGATCTCATTAAGAGTTATTGATTCTAAAAAATCTCTAGCCCTTAATGGAGTTGTATTAGCAGCACTTTCATGTTCAAGTTCTTGTCCTAACGAAGCATCTGTTCTATTTAAATTTATAGGGGCTCCAGTATTCCTACTAAGAGTTACAAGATAGTTGTATTTATATTCAACATCTATTAATCCAGTTATAGGATAAGGGTCAAATCCTTCAACATCTACATCCACAGATCCTGGGTCTGATAATGCCTCATCAACACCCCAAACTCCCGTACCCCAAATTCCAGATCCCCAAGCCATTTTAAACCGCCGTTAAGTCAAATTTTTGAACAGTACCACCTTTGTCTTTCCAACATAAAGTGTTTTGATCCGAAGAAAAATAGATACAATTGTTTTGTGCAAAAATATCAGATATTGTCACAGGTTCAATGCATCCATTTCCATGGATAAACATATCAGATCCACCAGTTGAAAAAACTTTAAACTGACTCTCAACAGGTATTGTTGCTAATCCGTTTCTCGTCCTTTTTATTTCTATATAATACAATGCTGTCGTTGAAGTGCCTTGATAAAGATTACTTGTATTCCACCCGCCAGGAGCATTAAACGTTATCTGTCCAGATGTATTACTAAATCCATTTGTACCATCAGAGTTTATTGTTAAAGGAGCCCATGTGTCATTTCCTGTGCTGTATTGATACTCTGACAATATGTCTTGATTCGCTGCCGTAACGAGATCAACCTCAAGGATAGAGAACGGACTTGAATATCCAATTATAATAGTATTATTATCATTTACAAAAATTTGCACATCAGATCCAGGTGTTTGAAACTCTGTTGATCTATCTGTAACAGTCGTCCCATTATACACATACCCAGCAACAGGAGCCAAGGCTGGAGTGGCACTAACTTTTAAAGCATGAGTGAACCCAGGTTGAGCACTGTAAGCTATCTTCTCAGCAGCAGCATCACCAGATACTACCGCAACAAAAGCTCTAATTAAACTAGTACTATCAGATGTCCCAGCAGAGCCTTGAGTATTTAAAACAACTGGCAGACCAGCCGCAGACTCTCCCGGTGCTAATTGCACTATCAAATTAGCCGCAACTCTATTTTGATCATTAGTATCATTAACAAAAGTGTTCCCGTCATCACTTTCAGCTTCTGCTACATGGGTGAAAAAAGTTTCTCCACTAAAAATTCTTGATATATGAGTTGTGTCTTTATGTGCTCTATCGTATTCCTCCCAAACACCAGATCTTCTCACATACCAAACTAAATCATTAGTGCCGCTTTCTGTCTCTGTTTTAAAATCTCCATCAGATACTGTCACTGGTTCCGTAGAAGAAACGAAATAAAAAACCCCATTACCTGGGATTAACAAATCTTCCTTATTAATTACTGTGCTTTTGTTTTGCATACTTGCAACTGAAAGAGTTTCGAAAGCATCAGCAAAATTAGGAGTTTCTACATCTTGAGTATCTTTTTTTGGAATTTGATTGCCGTTGACGATTATATATGGCATCTCGTACTCCTTTATCCTATAAAATTCTTTTCCCTGTAATCTGTCCATCCATGGCAAATTAACTCTAAGTATAATATATCACCTCCAGCGGAGGCGGTAGTTGACGTGTTTGATATTGCAAAATTATCACTTGTAAGCTCGAATGCTTCACGTGAAACATTCTTTATGTACGTAGAAAGTGAGTATGTTAAATGATGGTAATTGCTATAATTATATCTAGTAGAATTGTCATCATCTATATCAACAACCACGTCATGAACATTTGTCGCAGTTCCACCATATCTTACAGAACACTTGTATATTGTCTCATTGAGAGATGGGGCTAAAGCTAATGTGGTTAATGGGCCAGAAGCTGATGATCCACCAGGAGTCATTGGTGAAGTTGCTGGAATTAACAATCCTAAAGTGTCAATGTAAATATGCGAATTATATGCATCTATATCATTTTCTACAAGTTTTAGTGCAAAAACATTATCATCAACACTTCTAGTTGGCATTATTATTGTTGTACCTGAAGAAGTACGAGTTATAGTAGAGCCTATTCTTCTTAGGTATATATCATTTAATGGTATACTATTAACAGATGAAAGAGTGTTTACAGCGTTAATTCCAGACCGAGATGTGTCTGCGAATAGAAAATCATTAGACCCTTCACTTAGTATAAAAAAGTAAACAGATACTCCAGATCCAAATGTGGTAACACTATTTGCCATAAAACCACCAGCATCCCAATAACTCCAATCAGTATGCCCCAAATTTATAACTGGTTTATTTGATAATGTTTGTATTGATCTTATTAAAGTGTCTGCTAAATACCACTGGGTAGATCCATTTTTGTACAATCTTAATAATCCGCTTGACACAGTAACAGCGTCAACAGAACATTCTACACTACATCCTGATATGTCGCCAAAAGCATGTTCACCTCTAACAAGATCAACAGCTTCCGAAACCTTTTTATTTATTTTATTATCAGTTGTTGGATTTGTTATCGAGTTGTATGTTGTGTCATCAAGATAAACGAATGTTTTAGATATTGTATCTGTATCTTCGATTTGCACAGACAATTCATCATTTATATATTTAATCCATTGGTAGTATGTATTAAAGAGATAATTAAACTCTTCATGTTTTGGATAGTCTCTTGGAGTATAACCAACATCTTCTTGAGTTGATGTTGGTTCGATCTTATCAGCTGTTGGACCTATTGCCCATACTGGAATTATTTCTGGCTTTGCCATGATACACCCTTATTATAAAATTGCTCCACCTGTTTTATCTGATTCACCAGAATTGGTAGAGCCAGAGAACCCTCTAGGGGCATACGGATTTTCTCCATCAGAACTTTGAGATGTTTCAAATCCAAAAAAATACTTAATTTTGTTTACAGCTTTATTTGGTCTAACTGAATTTATTTTCCAAAAATGAGAAGGTTCATCACCTTTATTGACTTTTATTCTGAAGTGCCCATTATCATTAGTAACAACAACATCTCCTTTAATTTCACTCATAACAGAGCTAGAATCAAAAGGCTGTCTTTCTACTATTCCATGAAGTTCATTCCATTCCATTATAGGAACACTGCCTTCATAAAACTTATCACCAGCATGGTAATACACTTTATTAACAGATGGCATGTATATTGATGAATGTATTCTAGGCTGTATCAAGCATTCTTGATAATCACCATCAGGGATAAAGTCTGCCCTAGAAACCTCTAATGTGTCTGAGTCTATAACATTGGTGATAAGATCTCTTCTGCCGTTATACCCTGTAGAAGGATTGAATGTTTCCCCATACAAAAGATACATTCCAACAATTTTAGATGTGAACGGTATTGGAAAAGTAAAATCATTCCTTGTTATTTTATTTCCAGACTTAGATAATCTGAAATTATAAAAAGCACCATTAAACATCTGACTTGAATAGTTTTCATAATGGGGGATTGATAAACGGCCTTTATAAATAGGAGTGTCAAGAGTCGTATCTATCTCATAAAGTTCATATCCTTGAGGAGTGGGATAATCTTCTTCATAATAATACCCAGAGCCAAGGATTGTTAAATTAACATCCATGCCAACAGTAAAACTGCCACTGCCTTGAATATCACTAGTGTCGTATTCATACTGAGAGTCTATAACGTCATCAGTAACACCAGTAATAGTAAATTGCTTGTAATTATCTGGGTCAGCTATCTCTGATAGTGCAACTCTTGTGTTAGTAGCAACACCACTTAATATAGATGTAACATCTGTAGAAGAGTCATCAAGATATGATGCTTTCACCTGTGTAGGGGTGTCTATAGCTTTTCCACTACCAACTATTATTATATTTGATGAGTATTTATAATGAATTTGTGTAGTTCTACTACTATCAACTTTTCTACAATTAAAATAAAGCCGTTTAGCCTCTCTTAAAGGGAGATTCTTAAAATCAGTATAAGAAAGAGATAAGAAGACATCCCCGGTTATAGGAGCACTACCTTTTGCTTCATATATTGTCCCATTTGGCATGAGTGCATCAGCGTATGTTTCATTGTAATCTGGTGTTAATTGGTAATCGGCTCTATTATGAAGTAATGTTCCTGGTGCACCTCTAACCTCCGAACCAAAAGCACGAGCGTTATCAAGCTCTTCTAAAGCTCCATTGGGTGTCTCTATCTTATCAGTTACAAGACCTTTATCAAAAACCTTGTGAGACCGTTCTACTCCTCTTTCAAGAAATTTTCTTCCATGTGGTGAGAACCGTCTTCTATTGCGAGACATTAGCCTATATCCCTTATTATGAATTGTTGATTACCACGATTATGAAGGTTACTATTGCCCTCATTCATAAACTCTTTACGGTCAAACTGTAAGAATTTTTCTTTCCTAGTAGAGTCTCCATTCACAAGATCCTCATAATATCCAACAGCCCCATTAATTAATTCATCCTGCCATTTCCCTACATCTAAAAGCATCACTGAATCAGCTGTTGTTAGACTTGGAGGAGTAAACCAGAACTCGCAATATATGTCACCAAGGAAGTTATTTGATTCATCTGCACTTTCAGCATCACCATAAGGCTTGCTAAAAAAATACGCTTCACATGGAGTGTCACCACTTGGAGGTCTAAGGTCACAAGGGAATCGAGAGAAGTCCATATTTCCGTTCTGCCCAAACTTAGTAGCCCCATAACCACTATTAAAGTATGGTGAAAATGGTTGATAAGGAGTTTGATTTACTGGATAGTAGTAATTGTTAATATTCTTTTTCACAAAAAAAGCATTAACTTTTCTAGGTGTAACGATTTGCCCTTTGTATTTAAATTCAAAAACTTCAGTACTTATAGCTAACTCGTTCCCCAAATCATCAGTAAAATTATTAGCAACAAGAGGGACACAAGAAGGCATAGGGTTAGTACCACCTATTGTAGTTTTTTGTTTTAGTACAGGATAAGGAAAATCAAGATCAATATTATCATAGTCACCTGCACATATAACATACACAAAGTCTTTAATATCATTTTGACACAGCCTTAAGTAAGCTCTATCAAGATATTCCAAGACTTCATGAGAAGATGATACCTCTGGCATATATTTTTGTATTCTGCCGAGTAGCCCTCTTGTTGTAAGCATTGTTTAACCCTTTTTTTCAGCAACCATTACTTTTATTTTAGGTAATATATAATCTTTGTACTTCATAGATCCTTGGAATTTTTCCATTGTGCAATCTTTTTTGCCTTTACCGTATTTTTTATACTCTTTTTCAATCCACTCAGATTCTATTTCATGGACTTCATTTTTACATTTTTCAAACAGCTCTTTTTCCTCTGAAGCTACTTTGTTTGTAAGAGCTTGAGCTTTTATAGCATTCTCATACATCTCTTTGTATTTAATAGTTTCTTCTTGAGACTTAACAAGGTCATCAGCTTGTTTTTGTATAATTTCAGCTTCATTAACTACCTCAATATTATTATAACCTTTTTCAACAGCAAGATCTTCAATCTCTTTTTCAATTTGCTTATCTGCAATGTAAAAAGCTTTTTTATGGCGAAAAGCAAAATAAGCCATAAAATTACGGTTATATTCAGTGTCTGGGCACCAAGCCTTTAATTGACTTGTTGTTTCTTCAGGAATAAACACAAGTCCATTTCCATGATCAACATCAGTTCCATTTTGTTGTTTAGTCGGCAGAAACTCAAAGTTTTTTCTCCCATTTTTCTCAATAACAATAACTTCTCCGCCTTGAAACCCTTTAACTCTTATTGAATCGTCACGTATGCCTAGATGATGGTGAAGCTCAATTAAATTAATTCCTGCTAGTTTAGCAAACTCAGCTGTTTTATCTTGCCCTCTTTTGGCTTTCCCTAACGTATCATGACTTATAAGATTACAATGAGCCATTTACTCTCCCTTTTACTTGTGTAAAAAACGGGGAGAAAAAAATCTCCCCTTATATATTATGTTCTAGTAGTCACTACAATCATAGATCCTTCTTGTTGAGCAGAAGAATCTGTTGGAGTATCAAGATCAAAAGCAGGTATTTGGTAAGAACAAGCACCAATATATCCTACACCGCCAAACTTATCATACTCATCATCTTGTTTTTCATAATGCGGTTTCTCTGGTTGGAATTTAACCAAAGCACTTTCACCAAGAAGGATGTTGGCGTTCCATTGTTTTGCGTCAGGGATGGTAGTTCTTTCATCATTACGACCTTGTTTAAGATAGTAAGCATTCAGAGTCGTAGAAGCAGGTGTATCACTACCTATACCAGCATTACGATTGTCACGACACACAACAACACCACCAACTACAAACTTATCACCAGGGATAATTTTATCAAGTTCTCCACTACCAAGAGCCGCTGCTTCAACCCAATAATTACCAACAGAAGCGGTAATAGCTGGATCACGAAGTCTTTTATACTCTTCAGGAGCAACATAAAAAAAGTATAAATCATGCCCTTCAAACTTTATAGGCTTGATATATCTATTACGAGCTTCCTCTTCAATATCAAGAATCATCCCAATATCTAAATGAGCAGCTGATTGAGTAACTGCATCCATAACAGTAAGAATATTATTTTTATAAGTTGCAGGAGTTGCACTATATGCAGGCTGAGTAGTTGCACTAGCAACATACCAGTTCTGATTCCAGTTAGTAGTCAAACTAATTGGAGCTACAGTAAGGTTGTTAGAGATTCTTTCAACCAAAGCCATACGAGCATTCCAACCCATATATTCCCCAAGCCATTGAGCAAGGAGTGGTTTTGCTTCCTCATATATTTTAGTTGGAGCATTTTCTCTGTAATCAATCCCGTAAGATTGAGTTATGACCGCATGTGCCCAATCATTAGCAAATGCTGAAAACTGCTTAACCTTAATATCTTCTTCATTCCCAAGTAATACTTGAGCGTTACCCTCACGTGCTGCTCCATTAAGAGACTTTGTGAGTTGAAGTATCACTTTTCGAGCATAAGCTTCTCTTCCTGCAGGAGTAATATCATGAAAGATTTTACCAGACTTCAATGAAAAAGAGTTTCTGTCATTTCCTGGATCAACAGGATCTGTTAGATATGGAATGTTCATAAGAACATCAATCAATAGAGACTCTTTATATGTTTCATTAGCCCATACAAATCTTAATAGATCACTCGCTCCCTTGGCGGTTATGCTATCGGGGTTATTCATACCTACACCAGATGTAGCCATGTCAAACCTTCCTTTCTTTAACGTGTTTCACATTTAATTATTGTTGCATACTCTTAATGAGTTGCGAAGCCATTGCAAATTTTTTCTCAAAATCTGGGTAGGCTTGTTGACCTCTAACTGGGTCCATATAAATAATCTGACTAGCTTCTTCAAATGACATATTTTGTGATACACCGTTTGAGTCGCCTGTCTGTGAGGCACTATTAGGAAGATTAACGGCATGGTTAGCCACATTTTCCTGAATCCCTGCCATCGCTTGAGCACCCTGCTTATAAGAATCTTGGATAGTTTGATTCATTCCATTCTGAAATCCACCATTCCGAGATTGTTGGAGAACCCACACGTCTTGTAGATTAACCATAGGAGTGCCGTTATTATCTTTTAATTTATTATATTTATCTTTTTCTTTCAAGATATTTGATAATTCAAAGTATCTTTCTATCCCATTAGGTTTTTGTATATGAGAAGAGCTCCTCATAACGTATGGATCATTGTTCATATAACTTTGAGCTATTTGATACTTTTTTTGGTTGTATGCTTCAATATCTTGTTGGTTGTTTGTGTATGGGCGAGTGTTCCCATTTGCCATAGAAACTTCTTCCATCCATCTATCAGCATCTTGGTCGTATTTCATGATATCATTACCAAGAACTTTAAACCTATCATTTTGCCCAATAAACTCATGAACCTCATCCAAATATTGCTTTTGCTCTAATTCAGCTTTTTGAGCATCTAATTTAGATTGCTCAACTTGTTGCATTTCTGCATATTTCTGCTGAAACTCATTTTGAGCTTTTTGCATTTCAATAACTTTTTGTTCTAATGTTGGGATTTTTTGAGCCACTTGAACTGTATTGTTTAATGTATTAATATGAGCATCACCCCAATCATACACATCTCCATCAAGAGGGGTTGGATTGAAGCTGTTTTGCTGTTCAGGTTGTTGATATCCTTGTGGTTGGGGTTGTGGCTGTTGTTGTGTATTAAATCCGTTAGGTTGTTGTACTTGAGGATTAACTGTGTTGATTTGTGGTTGTTGTGATTTATACAACTCAAGTTGCTTTAATAACTCTTCTTTTTCACTAGAAACTCTAGCTATTTCCTCACGAGATAACCTATCTTGCTCATCTCTTTGCTTTTTAAGCGTGTCTATGTACTGATTGTTATGAACAAAAGCGTTTTTAAGACCGTTCATATCTGTTCTATTCATAAACCCATCATCATCAGCCATACTAACATCTTGACCCATAAAATTTGAGGTAAAAACATTTTGCTCTGGTTGTTGATTAGCCTGTGGTTGAATATCATTGCTAACTGGTTGGTTAACAGGTACATCAACTTGTGGCTGAATCTCATTATTAACAGGTTGAACATTTTGTTGAGGCTGAGTCTCAGGTATTGGGGTTATTGGTTGAACTTGTGGTTCACCAGAGCTAATACCTTCTAACTTGTTTTTGGCGTATGAAACTTCTGATTCAATCCCACCCATTACCATGCCTTCAAGACCTTTTTGTTGTTCAATTACTGCTAAATCTTGTTCACTCATTTTTTCTCCTTATGCGACTGCTTGAGCACCTTGTGTTGGTGCATTTAATAATTCTTGTGGCATCTCTCCACCACCTTGCAACGGAGGCATACCAGGAACCTGTGGTTGTTGGGCTCCTTGTGTTTGCTGTAGTTGCATATCTAAATTTGCTATATTAACTTGTAATTGTTTGTATGCCGATTCAATGCTTAGGTCAGATATTTCATCAAGTTTATCTTTTTGCTCTGGGGCAAGATCATCAACACTTTTCACAAGGGCAGCATCAAGAATAGCTTTGTATCCCATGTTTTGAGGTGTCGTTGGTCCAAGAGCTTGAGATAATGCAATATTAACCTCTCTCTTCATTTGTTTCATGTAATCATTTTCTTTTGTTTCAGTAATAATCACATGAACACGTCTTAATTTTGAGAGATCATTCTTAATAATAGGATCACTAAATGGAGTAAAGCCTACAACCTCATTTAAGACCGTTTTATTCCCTTCTCCATCAACAAAAGTTCTATTTTGATTTACTCGCTTTTCATCTTCAGTCTCTCCACCATAAAGATTTTTAGCAAGCTGAAACCAAGCTTCGTACTTCTGCATCTGATAATCTTGTAATCGATCAGCACGAGTTTTATTAAGAGTACTTCCTTCTATAACTTTTCTACTAAAAAGAATACCACTCTCACCAGATTTGCCTTCAAGACCTTGCATTGCCTGGTTAAATGCACTAGCTCTATCCATAAGATTGATTTTAAATTGCTCATCTTGTAGTATAGCTGGAGGAACTTGAGCACCATTAATGTTTGTTATTAGTGGTACTCCTGGAGGAGCTCCTTCATCAAGGAATAATGGAGTTGAAGGATCATTTAAATTCTTAGTTATCTCATTCCTTTTAGCCATATCATCACCATAAGCATCAGGATGTATAACCATCTTCTGAAATGGTGTCTGAGTTATTATCTTTGTTTTAGCCGCTTCCCGTTTATTAATATCCTCTTGAGCATCCCTAACAGTATCAACAACACCTGAAGTCTTACCATTCTTTTGACTATAAGCCCAAACAAAGTAAGGTATTCTTGAAGAGCCATCAGATTTCTTTATCTGCCGTTCATCCCTTTTATCTTGTAATGTTGTACTTAAACCAGGAGCAAAAGTTGTCACATACAATGCGTCTTCTTTTTTCTTACTAACATGGATATTACCGGGGTTAAGATATTTTCCTTGGCTTTCCATAAACTCTTTTTTGAACATGAAATCTTCTTCAGATCCAAACTTGAGCCCTTTTTTATTAGGCAATGGTGTCATAAATTCTCTGTCAACGGCTATTTCAACCATCTCAGTTATAGTATGATACCATTCAACTACCATATATTTATTTTGCCAATATATTTCTTCTGGTACATTAACGTATGATCGAGCTTCTGAGAAATTGCTTTGATCCCATAAGACTCCTTTTACCGCTTCCTCTGATTCTGGAAAATTTTCCATTATCTCTCTAGGATACAAGTAGAACCTCTTCCAACATTCCTTAGATTCCATACCAATATCATCAGTCATAACTGCTGTAGGATCAAAAATCACAGAGGTAGGAGATAAACTTTCGAAATATGGTCTTCCAAGAGGATCATTAGGTGTTCGAGATATTTTAACTTCTTCAACACCTCTATAGATGCACCCATTAAGAACTGCCGCATTATGAGATCTATCATAGTTAAACATATTTTTGTCTGCGTAATATGTCTTCTGAAGAGCTTGGAGAGTATTTGATGTATCAATATCATCAGCTTCACTATCAACAAATTTTGGATCAACAGTGTTTGAAGATATTAACATACCTGTGTGACCATCGACATAATTGGGAATTAAGTTGTATTTCTGTGGTTGCCTATTTTGCTCCCTAAACTGTCGATTAATATAAGCTGGGAACATGTCCCATGCACTTGTTGGTAAGTATAGTTGCAAGTTGCTTAACGCTCTTTGCCGATCCCCTTGATCTGCAGAGTCTGCATCTAAAAACCGTTGATAGTGGTTTCCAAATTGATCAGCTTTCATGCTCATTGATTGTTCAACTATATTTGCCATAACACAATTCTCCTTTTACCTAAATATAACATAGGATTTCTAAATTACACAACATTGTACCCACTGTATTCATCTACAGGAGAATTATATACCATTTTTTTTCTTTTTAGTGTAGTTATTACTTGTGATAAACACATTGCAAAATACAAATTAGTGTCAGGTCTTCCTGATTTATGCTTCCAGTTCCTAACATGTTGCATTGTAAGTTCACAATCTTCATGCAAGCACAAATAATTATCCTTAAACATTCTATCTATTGTATCAATAGACATTTTCATATCATCTCTATAATTTTGTGTCAACTTAATTCTAGCTTTACGGTACTCATACCATATTACATTTTTACCTTTTTGAAGTCCATCAAATATTTCATTGTTTCCAATCCATTTCACAATAGGAAATCTTCTTGCCGATTGAAGTGCGTTTCTTGCTATAAGTCCTGCATCAAAGATGTCATACCTATATTCTGCTATAACAAGTAGTTTTTTTGTATTAAGATCAAGGCCACAAACATTCATATAAACATTCATATCTGGGGTGTGGAACACAGATACATAAATATCTATTGGCATATAAGGAGAAAGTTGAAAGTTCTTATAGTTTTCACTATTAGTATTTTTAAAATGAGGGATAACGGCATTTGTATTATTCAAAGGGTAAAAGCAATATGCAAGAGCATCTGCCTTATCTGGAGATGATACATTTCTTGAAGCCATTTCTCTTTTTGATTCTACACCTATTTTACCATTAGGCATAAACATTAACCGAGGAGAACTAAGTTCGTTCAATAATCCATCATCTTTACTTGATATAGAAATCAATTCATCTTCTGGGAATGTTGCCGCTCCCGTAACATGGAGATATGTTTTTTCAAATCTCTTTCTGAGTGACCACCAGATCTCTGCTCTAAGGTTTCGAAATTTCTCAAAGCCTTTTAATCCTTGTTCATCATATAATCTATCTGATGCTCTGGCTTGACCGTAAACCCCTATTAGTTCAAATTTAACCTTACGATCCCCTTCTTTGAGAATAGTATAAACATCTTCACCAAGAGTGTTTTGGTCGTACACAAGTATCTGAGCACCATCTTCCTCACAGATCTCAGAAGCCGCCCAAGCAGATTTTGATGGACTTGTAAAAGGTAATATTTGTGGAGCACCTGCAATTGGGCCTTCTCTACCAACATAGACAGTACTATCTTTACCACCTGCAGCAATATCTAACCCACCAACTTTAATACCACCTGCATTTAATTTCAGATCGGTTGCCGCTTTAACCCAATCTGGTTCAATCATAGATCCTGAAACAGAAGCAAAGAAGTCAATATCAATTTCTTTTGCAACAACAACGGAGTCATGCCTAAGCTTTTGGTACTCATACCATCCACACTCACCAGAAGGTGGTCTTTCTCCAGTTCTCCAATTCTTATTCTTTGATGGGTTTTTGTACCACCAAAGAGTGATAACCTCTACTTTACCTGAAACACTCTTCCTAAAAAAATGATCTTGTCCATTAGGGGTAGATATATCAATCTGGCAATCACATGTATTAGACAAGGCTTCATCAACAGATTCAGGATGTTCAACGAAAGCTTTTTCATCAACTTTGACAGTGGTATATTTATCACCACGACCAATATTATCACCACCCTCACCAATAAGATAGGTATTCATATTTGGATTATGAATTGTAAGTATCTTATCATAAGGATTATTATCTTTATGGAAAGGCTTTGGAAGCATAGCTTTTGGAAGTTTGTATATTATACGTCTAAGCCTACTAAATATAGAACCGGGCGATCCTCTTTTGTCCACAAGATCTTGTTTACGACTTCCCCATCCACCCTTGTATCCAGGTTTGTACAGCCAACACCAAATATCATAATGAGCAAGGAGCTCAGTAATTCCTTCAGCACGACTTTTTTGTATTAAAACATTTCTACGGTTCTTAATGCATTTATCAATTTTTCTTAAAGCTGTAGATTGTTGTTGAGTCATAATGAAAGGAACAAGAGATTGTAATCCAAAAACAACTAATCGAGAGTCATCTGTCCACCCAAAGTGATTTATCCATATTTCAAAATCATCTTTACACATTTCATCCATTTGATTTCGATAGGCTTCACTCATATCGTATTTTTCTTTAATGGATAATCTAAGTATGCAAAGAATTTTGTAGAGGTTTGAGATCTTCTTCTTTATAGGTTTTGACTCTTTTTCAATCCTTCTCTCATGCTCTTCTGTAAGCTCACCTTTTTGCCGTAGAACCTCTTTTTCGAGATCAAATTCCCAAGACTCAGCCATGTGCTCCATAAAAAGATTATGGAACACTCTTATGTTGCCTTCTCTTACTTCAACACCTAAATAAGTGTTCTCTTTTTTGTTTATATCCTTTTTTGCCATCTACACAGTAGTCTTTCCGGGATTCATTTTTTTTTGATTGAAAATCGAATCCCAATGACTTTGAGAGATGAGTATGACTTGTTTCATATCACTCCCTCGATAATAGCACTTGTTTTGTCATCGTATACTTTCTTAAGACTTTCAATCTTCAACTCCCCCTGATCATAAATACCCTTTGCTTGATTATATATTTCTTTAATCATATTATCAACAGGAGCTGTCGGCATTTCACTAGGGAACTCAACTTTGTATCTTTTGCTAGAGTATCTTTTACTAAAAATATCATTAAGGTGGTAGCTTATTCTTTTACTTACCAAAGTTAATCCTTGATCAGTATCTGAGTATTTATCACTTTCAAAGTCTTTTGAAGTAATAAACTTCTCTACATTATTCATGATTTCCTCCTTGATTTTACCAAGAAATCCATCAAATGCAAGTAAAAGAAGCTCTGAATCCCTTGTTTCAATATTCAACCCTTGTAGCTTTTCTTCATATTCGCTACAAAGGTTATTAATAAAATTTTGGAGTATGCTGGATGCTATGCCTCTTTGCTCTTGAAAAACGCTTTTTTTAATGTGGTATTTTTCGTTAAAAAATGACTCTGTGGCACTACGAATCATTAAATGTTTTTCTCGTAAAGACTTTGTTGCCTTGTCAATCTCATCACTTTTTTTCTTTCTCATGACAAAATATTGCAACCCAAAGGCAACAGAGATCAATATGACTTGTGCCCAAGCCGGAAGATCTGATCCCAATATTTTAACTACCTCGTCCACACATGCCCCTTTTTTAGATTTTGTGCTTTGAATAACATTGCATTAATGTTATATTAATAGAGACGATTATATAACAGAGGACTGGTACGAAAATCTTGAAAATAGTACCAGTCTTCTTTAACTGAGGTAATAACATGAAAGATAAAGAATCAGGTCGCATACCATTAAGCGGAGATCGAAAGAAATCTTCCTATAAAATGAATGTTACCATATCTTTTCCCTCTTTAGAAATATACAATTGGATTAAGAATATGCCCAATAAATCTGGTTTTTTCAGAGACCTTGCAAAACAAGAGTTTAATGCGGAGAAAAGGTAAATGAAAATAGCGATCCTTACTTTATTATTATATACGACAATATTAACTCAAGATAGCTATTATATAGTTGTCACTTGCATATATGGCACTAACACCAAAAAAACAACTATCTCTCCAATTACAAAATTTTATAAAGATTCATTGTCTGCAGAACAATCAATAAAGGTTAAAGGTCTTACAGAATATAAAGGTTTCTTCTCTATAATTAGTGTTGTGGCAAAGATAAAACTTGACAGCGTTCAGCATTTGTTCTTAGTAGAAAACAAATGAAATTCTCAAAAAGTAGACAAGTTGGCTACAAAGGCAGGAAGAATATTCCTGTTGATGAGAATGCAACAGATTCAGAAGCACCAGTCCAGGCAGCGTTAGATAAGTATGTTGAGCTAAAAGGTTTTGAATCATTTAGAGTTCCTGATTCTTTTTGGACGTGGGTACACAACCCAAAGAGTAAAGTACCTCTTCACATTAAGAAAATAATATCAGGGTTTCTTAAAGGGTGGGCAGATAGGACCGTTTTCCTTCCTTTGGGAGATAAATACGTTCTTGGCTGTTGTGTTGAAGCAAAAAGTAAAACGGGTAAGTTTAGCAGTAAAAAGCAAGAGAATATGGCAAAAGCGTTGAATTATCAAATACCTCGATCACCTGAAAAGGTTATTGAGATAATAAATGAGTTTGAAAAATTTCATAATAAATTAGAGAAAATACTAGAAAATGGAGAGTAGTATGGACTTTTGTGAGTATGCAGTTAAATCTGAGTATACTATTAAAAAGAGTGATGACCGACAAGCATCCCTTTATCATGCTGTATGTGGTATAATTACTGAGGTTAAAGAGCTTGAAGAGGCTTTTACTCTTGAACATAGAGTAGAAGAGCTTGGTGATATATGTTGGTATTTAGCTCTTTTATATAAGCATATCCCATTTGCCTTTGGGTCTGGTTGCTCTAATGTAGTAACTCACAATAAATGCTTAAAGGATATGAAGAATACAGCAATAGAATTAATTGATAAAATCAAGGCACATAATCAATACGAAAGAGATAATATTTCTGAGATAGAGCACAAAGCCTCTAAAATAAGTAATTATATATTTGGATATTGTTTTAATACAAATATTGATCTTAATCATGTTTTTAAAGTAAACATCGACAAGCTTCACAAAGTTAGATATAAAAAAGGTTTTAATAGTGATGATGCAAACAACAGAGATATTGAAGCTGAAAATAAGGAGCTTGGTAAGTAATGAATGTATTAAGATCCCCATCAAGCAAAAAGAAATACGCTGAAACAGATAATCATGTTATAGAAAGTTCTCCATGGACACAGTGCATAGAGGTGGAATCTGACATATCAGTAACAGATAATCCAAAAAGATCATCGACCGTTAAAACCGTTCTTAGTGAAAAAGATATAATTGCAGCATTTACAGGGTTGGTAAAAGGCTACAAAGATGATATCCTAAAAAAAGATATTCTCCTTTTTAATCTTACTAAAGAAAATGAAGAGTTGAAACGGCAAATCTCAAAACAACCAGAATTAGAGTTATAATGAACCATTCTATAACATCTCCTCCAGTTATCAACAATGTAAATTGGGAATTTGAAACCGTTGAGGGAGAATGTCAAGTTTGTAATAAAAATGTTTTATCTATGGAAATTATAGACCGTTCGCATGGTGCTATATTTTGTGAAAATTGTATGGTAAGTGTTTGTATAATAAAGAGGGAACATGAGTGAATTTTCAGTAAAAAAATGTGAAGAATGTCCTGCTTTGAGTTTTAATAATCAACTATCAGTAGATTTGCAAGGGTTTTGCAACATACTAGAAGAGGCTGTTTATTTTGATGTTATAAATGATAATTGCCCTTTCCTTTCTGGTGAAAAGCATAGTTATAGAAAGAAGGTAAGTATTGGTGGCTAAATATATATATTACACAATAAAAACTTGTGTGACTAGTAAATGCTACTTGTGTTTACTAAGGGCTCTCTCTCTCTCCAGAGGGGGCCTTTTTTTTATCATACTGGCAACGAAAAGCATTGCCTTTTAAAATAATTATAGTATATTAATAGTATAGGAGAGGCAATATGAAGCGAACATTTAATATTACAGTAAGAGATGAAAAACAGTACCAAGAAATAGTGAAAATGTTTTCAGAAGTAAAAAAATTAATGTTTGATGATGGCATACCAATTCCATCAAAGGCAGCGGTGATTTGGTACATTTATAAGCAGTATTTAGAAAAGCGTGGTAAGGAAAAAGATGTATAGGTTAGATAAGTTTCTTGAAAACAATGAAGGTTCTACAGTTGATTATGTGAGATTTAAGACTTCAAGAACACGGCCGAAGTATTTGCGTTTACGATGGAAAAGTGTTATAGATGATGGGGAAACATTTCATAACAGATTCTTTGATAGTTTTTCTGAGGTTGAATCGTTTTTGGCTGATGAAAATTCACCTGTATTCACAGAGATAAACGAAAGTAATTAACGTATGAGTTGTCAAAAGTGTGGAAAAGTAGCAAAAATGTATGTTACAGAAAATGACAATAAGGTCTGGTGTGTTAGTTGTGGGACAAGAATGTCTGGTGATGAAGAGAAAATTCCTCTTGAGAGACTTGAGATAGAGACGCTTAAAAAGAGAATGGAAGAGTTTGGAATTACTCAAGTAAAGCTTGCTAAAATGTGTGATGTTACTCAATCGTTTATGAGTAGGATTGTTTCAGGAGAAAGATATGTCCCTTTAAAAGTTAGAAAAAAACTTGCAGAAGTAATTGGTTTAAATATATCAAACGAAGACATATTGAGAAAAGAAGCTATTAAGCACTTTGATAGTTTGTCTTTTGATGGTAAAAATAGTGTAATGAGTTACATGAAGTACATAAAATATTGTGATAGTAAGGGGATCTGAAATGATAGCAATACACAAAGTTAGATACTTTATCCAATACTTAAGATTTATTGCAAGCCAGTTTATTTCATGTGTTAGGTGCGATATTTGGTCAGTTAAGCATGGATTTACTATGGATTTTGATAGTAGGTTGTCTTATTATAGGCCTGTTTCATGGGATCATTATAAGCGATCTTCCCCTTATAGGATTGTGGTATCTAATATTATGTGGTTAGTGCCGTATGACCAATTTGAGTACAATGTTGCTCTGTTTAAGAGAAGTTATAAGTAAGTCAAATATAAGAGAGGGAGGAGTTAATTACTATTATACCATCCCCGGTTGAGTTGTGATTAGCTCATAAAGGCCTCCCTCTTTTTTAAATACATGGGTAGAGTCACCCTATTAATTAAATAATAACAAAGTATTGGTACTTTATATTGTTGTCGGGGTGGCTCGTTTAATTTAAGGAATAGTTATGAAAATTACAGTAAATAGATTTATAAGTGATGATGATGCTACTTTGAGTAGTATAGCCGTTGATGGGCGATTTGTGTGCTTCGGATTAGAAGACGAGTATCGAGAAACCAAAGTTGCCGGTGAAACTAGAATCCCTGCAGGTGCTTACAAGGTTGGTATCCGTGATGTTGGTGGCTTCCATAATCGATACACAAGGAAGTTTCCTGACTTTCACAAAGGTATGCTTGAGATTAAAGATGTTCCTAATTTTAAGTACATACTAATCCATATCGGCAATACTGATGGTAATACCGATGGTTGCCTTTTAGTGGGAAAAGGTTGTGATACTACCAATGAACTCAGAGTCAACAACAGCACTGGAGCTTACAAAGATATTTATAAACAAGTTATTGATTCTGCCGTTTGTGGGGAATTATCTATTGTAATCAACGATTGTGATTAAAACTAATGCACAGGGCTTTTAAACAACAGTTCACCATTAACGTTTATCAGCCTTGTGTGTTTTCAATTAAAAGAAAGAGGTTTTTTATGTTTGGAAGCTTATTTGATATTGCAAAAGATGTGGTTGATATTGCAACTGCTCCTGTTGAGGTTGCGGTAGATGTAACTAGAGCAGTCACAAAGCCGATTGCTGAAACAGCTCAAGAAATTGTTAAAGATATTAAAGATGAGTTAGAGTAATTACATTACGTTACCCTGCTTATTCCGTCTTGGGTTATAAAGAGTGTTTCAGTTAACGGAGTGCATGATGGTAGCTTTGCCGGAGAAAAAGTAGAGAGACTATGAATCCAGCGTAATGAACTTCAAAGAGAGCGAATTAGTGAGAGTAGAAAAAAAAGAACTTGTTGAAAAAGTAGTTGAAAACCATCATTGTGATCTATGCGGTGACAAGCTCTTAAACAGTTTTATTGAATCTGGGTTTGTTGGCATATCTCCTGACGGTTTGGTAGACGATGATGGTATTATAGAAATTAAATCTGTTATAGCAAGTGTGCATTATGCTAATATAAAAAGACAAGCTATTGACCCTGCGTACAAATGGCAATGTATTGGAAATCTTAAGTTTAGTGGAAGAGACTGGATTGATTTTATTAGTTTTTGCTCAGATTTTCCTATTGATAAGCAATTGTTTATTTATAGAATTAAAAAAGAAATGTTTGAAGAAAATGAGTTTGCTATGATTGATGATAGAGTTAATCAGTTTAAAGCCCTTGTTGATGATTCAAAACATAACATATTAAATAGTAATTACGATAATTATTAAGGTTTGAAAATGGCTACTGAAAAAGATAAGCAAATCGGGTTTTTACTCAAAAAAAAACGTAATGAAATGAATTTTGTTGAAATGGGTAGAAATGGTGAGGGTGTAACTAAAAAGATCGCTGAGAAACTCGGTTATAAATCACACCAAGGCGTGTATCATTTAGAAAACGGTAGTAAACGAATTACTATTGAAGAAACTTTTACTTATTGTTCAGCCATTGGAATGAGTGAAGAAAGTACCGTTGATTATATTAAAGAGATAGTGTTGAAAGTGTTTTGTAAGAATTCTTGATTTGTTGTTGCCCCTGGCACATTACAACCCATGGGCTTTCTTTTTAATTTGGAGTAAAGGTTGATTGATATGACAAGAGAATTGTTTGAAAAGATTTTTGAAGAGACAGGTGGTAATTGGTCTGGTGACAACTGTTTTGCAGGACTTAAGATTATCGCAAAATATACTAATAATATTGTTCAAGCTGCTGAGCATGATGAAGTCTTTAGTGAGTACATAGACAAGTTAGTAGAAAATAATATTACTAAAGAAGATGTGAAATCGTTGGCTTTGTTAAATTGGAGTATATCAGAGCATGGTTGTTTATCGTGTTTTGTGTGAAAATTCTTAGTTATGAATAAAAAAATAACAGGCAAAAACACTTTAAATCGCATTGAATTAAAATCTGAAATAGAAGACTTCGTTAAACCTTATAAAAACGTTGAAATGTGGTCTGACTGTCTCTCTTATGATTGGGTGTTATTTAATCAAATATGGGGTCACGCGTTTAATATCCCTAGTAATATCTATTACATTCCTTTTGATTTGTGTACTTTGTTTAAAATTAAAGGCATTAACCCTGATATATCAAGAGAAGAATACTCTGAAATGACTGGTGGAAGCAAGAAACATCACGCATTATGGGACGCTAAAGTCATTAAAGAATGTTATTTAAAAGCTGTAAAAGCGGAGAATCGGCAATGAACGAAAGAATAGACGAGTTAAGCAAAATTATTGATTTCTTGAAAGAAGAGAACAAGAGAATTGAAGATGATAAATTCCGCTTAAGTGGGTATGAAAAGCTTATTGCTCAAAACAGAAAGTACATACTGAAGTTTGAACAACGGGTTGAAGATCTGGAAGAGGAGTTGTTCCAGGTGGAAAAAAGGATGGTAGTTGAGGAGATGAGGTAATTCTAGTCCTCTTTTGTAAAGGCATTTGTTTTAAAAAATTATTTGTATATATTTGAGGGGTGAACGGCAATGGACATTAAAGACCTTATAAATGCTAATAATGTAAGAAACCACTTCAACAAAATGAACTTTGAAGAATTCCACACCTTGTTTCACCAAGACAACAGCATTGAGGGTAAATGGATGTGTGTCAGTGAATGGAAATGCACAGGGTTTAATAATGTGGATTACTTAAAATATGGACGACTTGAGGATTAAATCTTTTAAATAAAGGAAAAATTATGAAAACTCTGCACAACAGCAGTATCTCAAAAGCTAAAGAGAATGTAAAAGACATTAAAGTATTCGGTAATGGAGACTTGTTCAAGCTAATATCCAAAGCAAGTTCTGAGAAAGAAGGATGGATGAAGTCCACTAAAGCTATGATTGCAGGTAGTGGAGTAGTTATCCAAGTCACAACGCAACAAAGGAATAATAACGGAACTTATTCTATTGCTGAGGCGTTAACTTATGTGCCAAATGTCTCCATTTATGGGGATGGGGAGAATAGAATTATTGGCAATGGGGAGACTGTAGTGTCAGGGGATTAATCTTGTAGAAGCAGTGGTGACAATGGGAAACCGTTCTTTCGCATGGGGGAGGGAGTCTTATGTGTAAAGAAGATTGTTTTTGAAAATTGTTTGTATCGGGTGGGGTCTCTTTCCCACCATCTATAAAAAAAACTGCCACCCCCTTCCCCCGTGGTCACCCCCACCCCTTCTCCTCCTATCACTCAAAAATAAATAATCTAAAACATTTCCCTTTCTTCTCTCTATCTCTCGCTCTAACCAATCCAAAACAACACAATCCAACTGCCTCATACGCTCAAATTAGAGCCCTCTATCGTGCAATAATACTTTTTTACCCTGCTATTATGCCGATTATGACCTGCTAGACGTGTTAAGTATTGGGTGTTTTGGGGGAGATTTTGGAGGCAAGGGTGTTATTGACCCTTGAACGAGGGAAAAATAGAGAGTGTGATAATGCAGAGGGATTGGGTGTTCTTTCTTGTGTCAATTTGTTAGACAAGGCTATTAGAAAATGCACCTATCGATTCTGAGCAATGAAGGACAAAAAGGCTGATTTGCTCCGAGGCGAGATACTTTAATATTTTTCAGCAAGAAGGGGAAAATGTTAGCCTCCCCTACTGCGTTTCTGAGCCCTCAGAGCCATTTTTACAGATCAATGTCACGTGGGTCCATCTCACACATCTGATCAACCCCATAATTAATGTATGAATTGCTCGCATTATTGTTGTTTATTAGCACATTTACGTCCGATTTTCCACCATATCCACCAGTTTGAACATATTCCGCGTGCATTGCAATTGCCTTCTGACGGCTTGAAATGAACTTTTCATAAGTTGGTGACAATTCAGCAAGAGGATTTCCGCTGCTATCAGTTTCAACCTCATCTTGCCCTTTAAACGCCACATTCGGCATTTCAGAGAATTCTTGTAGGAATGGATCAACCGCTGAGACACTTAAAACCCCCATTTTATGCCTCTGACTCCACTCAAAAAATCGAGAAACTTCAGAATACCGCTGAACAACTCTCATAACATGTTGTACTTCATGACCATGTTTCTTGCATATAGTAGTGAATGCTTTTGCCGATTGCCCGTATTCTTGTATGATTTTAAACACTTTATGAGATGTAATGGAATAATCTTTGCCGTTAAGTTTTCTTTCTTCTGCAAAAATGCCCACACGAAATTCACTTAATTCATCCTCTAATTCATTCTCTATATCAACAACAGCGAGATTGTCAGCAGGATTAACACTTTTATTATTACTGTTATCATCATTAGTGTTGTTGTTACTAGCACTTTGAATGTCTTTGACCGTTAACACCATTTTCCGCCCAGAATTGTTGCTATCAGCGGCTTCTGTGGCTTCATGCTCAACACCATCGACATCACTTCTTTTATATGGATCTTTCCTTTTCCTTCCTCTCTTAACTGGTACTGTGTGAGTTTTTGCCGTTATCTCCTTCTTTGCTGCTGCTTTTTTCCGAGCATTAGCGTTAACCTTCTTTCGTTTTTCCTTATCAGCGACCTTCTTTGCGTGCTCTAATGCTTGCAATTCTTTGTTCGTTTCATCCATTTTTCATACCTCTTTTTATAATAATAACTTATCCACATTTTATCCACACTAAAAATGCAGAATATAATTCTGTTTCAACCTGCTTTTTCAGAATAAAGTGCTGTTTAAAGCTCAAAAACAGCACTTTTCACTTATTTTCACTTATTTTCAACTTTTTTTAGAAAACTCTTCCATAACGCACGGTTATGTGTTATATTGTAATTGTAGGCAACGAAACAGACAGTTAACTACAAAATGCTCTTTCTCAGTTACGAAAAAAACAGAATTTAGCGGTAGTGCGCTAAAAAACGAGATTCTCTATATATACACATTATATAATATAAAATAATAGAGTTATAATTCAATTAGCTAAAAACAGAAACATATGAGCACTGTATTGTATTAGCAACAAATAGTAATTATTGAGCAGTACACTATAATACAGAGATAGCTAGTATATATATAAATATTAATTTTAACCGTTTACCCCATCATTACACACATTTTTATATCCCATCACCATCAAGCACATTCACAACAAACTAAAAACTAACAACTTAGGAGAGAAGTTATGGAAAACATGGCAAAATCAATTAATTTTGAGCATGGGAAAAAAAACAATGCACACATTATAACAAATGTGAATCTTGGACTAAACTCATACGAAACATTATGTTTAATATGTGCAGAATTAAATATAAATTTTGATAATATATCTGATAATGACTTCTCTAACACATCGGAATTACTGAAAATGTTTTGTAATAGCTGTAATGATGCGACAGGATACACCGTGTCAGTGTGGTTTGATTAAGACCGATTACCCATCATCAACACACATTTACTACTATATCCCAACACCACAGCGCACAGGCGCAAACAACCAAAAACTATAACATTAGGAGAACACAAAATGGTAAAAGAAATTAAAACACAAAACAAAAACGAAAAAATAGTAAAATCAATCAGTTACGGGGCATCAGCAATTCCTTACACTAATTATGCGCTAGAAGTGAAAGAAAATGAACATATCGATGGACATGTTACATATTCAGCAATACTAGCGCATAACGACAAAATCATTACAGAACGGTTTTTCGCATTATTAAGTGATGCCTACTCAACCACACACAAATGGGATTTAAAATACTCTACAATGTAAGACCGTTAACCTCACACATTCACCCAAACAAAACTAAAACAAAACTAAAAACCGAAGGACAGAACAAAATGATTATCAATTTTTTAAACGAATCAAACAACAACGGCGAGAAACTAACAGAAGCAACACAAACAGCTTTAAATTCACGCTCTGAAGACTTCAACCTATTTACTGGTTCGCCATCAATAAGAGAAGTATACAATCACTTGTACAACAAACAGCTTAAAACTGAGCTAGTGCAAGAAGTAAAAGATCAACGCATTTCACAAGAAGACGAGTTTTACACTTACATAGATAACTCAGAGATGCAGGATACAATACAAACGAGTTTTGCCGAATATGGCCTTTCTTTCGAATATAAAGAGGGTGAGATTGACGAAGAAACAGGCGATTACTCTAAAGAGCCTTATTTTTGTTACTTGCTTTCATTTGGTGGACCATCTGAAGAGGTTCGATTCTATGAAAACGGCGCAATTGAATTTGTATACATGGATTGGTTCTGCGGTTGTGGTGTTAATGTAACAAGAGACGAAACATTTATAAACTTAAAACAGTACTTTGAAGATTGTGAAATGTTAGACTTTGAGAGTAAAAGAGAACTTGCCTACTAGTCCGTTAGCCCCACTATCGCACAATTTCACACATTTTTTTTAAAAACCAAAACAAAAGTAGGGAAAATTATGAATTTATACGAACAAGCAAAAGAAAACGCAGATATTGAAAAAGAACAAAAAGCTCTTAATGTGAGAAAAAAGCAACTAGAAAGGGAACAACTAAAAAGGATTTTAATATTAGATTTAGGGTTAAAATCAAGGCTTTGCAACGATTGCGAATACTCAGTATTAGTATCTGTTGTTGAAAATGCAATTCTTGATGGAACAAAAAAATCCCCTCATTACTGCGAAGCGTCAATTCATATCGGAAAAGACCATTATTACTATAAGCCTGTCGCAGATATTAAAAGGCCTCAAGATGATATAAGTATAAAAATCGATAAAAATAAAATTTCTGAACTAGTAAACTTCATACTGTTAGATATAAAAAAAGTATCAACAAGCTACGGAGAAGGAAAACAGTTCAAGATAAACAATTATGGAAGTATTGAAAGGAATTAGTGCAGTTTACTAAACCGTTAATTCCCCACCATCGCACACTTAAACCGACTAATCAAAACTTAAAACAAAACAGGAGAGAACAAAATGTTACACCTTGAAGAAATCGAAAAAAACAATCTTAGTACTGAAGTATTTGCTCTTTATGAGCTAAACAAAGAAAAAGGACACACAGAAGCCGTAAGCATCATATCAAAAGATCTTCGTAAATGTAAAAAATATGTAAACAAGGTGCTTTATAAATTCAAAGAAGACACAAAACGATATTACCCAAAATGTACAGCCTGCAACAAAAACATAAAAAGAGATTCTGAAGAAACTATTTTCCTTAGTGATAATGAAGGATATTGTAAGTCATGTTATCATGAACATTATCATGAACATTATAATGATAGTTGTTATGATTGGCAAGCAGATTGTTAAGACCGTTAAGTCCCCACCATCACACAATTTCACAACTCAACCAACCAAAATACTAGGAGAATTATGATGCTAGAAGACTTAAATAAAAGTTATCAAAAATTATTAGAATCAATTGAAGACATAAAAGCGATTCAAAAAACGCATTTATTAATGATACAAAAAATGGAAGACTTAAAATCAAGCTTAATGAGTGGTAATACAGAAACAGCAAACAACACAAAAGATAAGACAGAAACAAACAAAAGTGCAAGGAAATCATACTTATATACACAATGTGTCGCAATGATAACACAACTCAAAAAGAATGGGTGGAGTCAAAACGAAATAGGGAAAGCATTGGGGTATAAAAGTAATACATCATTATCGATGAAAATGAATAGGAAACAAGTATTTAATAATGAAGACAAGGAGCAATTAACTTTAATTGTTAGTGATTTTTAAGCCGTTAGTCCCACCATCGCACAATTTCACAAATAAACAAACCTTAACAAGGAATCAAAATGAGTAAACAAAAGCTTACAACGGCCTACCAGTGTGATATGTACAACCAAAAGGAATGGTGGGAAGTAATGGACTATGAAACAGGATACAGCATCGACGACGTTCTGTATTCTACTGAAGAAGAAGCACAGAAAGAAATAGATAGAATTCAAGCCGATAACCCCCAAGGAGTAAAAAGTGGTATGGAATAAAGAAACAGATAACACCTTACCAGAAACCGATAAAATTGTACTAGTTACAAACTCATCATTTGACATCGTAGCTACTGCAATCAACGACGAACTAGGTTTTTGGATTCCTGTAGGAGTAGAAGCCTATCCACGAACAACAAGTATAAAATTTTCATTTGATATTGTATATTGGGCAGAGATGCCCGTTTTACCCAAAGGAGAAAAGTAATGTTTTTAAAACTAACATTGCACACAACAAAGAAAAAAACACTTGTCAATATTAATAATATATCATCAATAGACCATTCTTGCGATGGTGCATGTATAACAATGAGCACTCTCGATATCCAAGAAGGTGGAGAGTGTTTTTTTACTGTGACAGAAAACTTTGATCAAATAGAATCAATATTGAGGCAAAAAGGATATCATCTTTAATATTATAGCCGATTAATCCAATCCAAAACAAAAAACACTAAGGAGACCACCAATGCCAACCCAAACAAAACCCCAAATAACCTACTACCACATCACAAAGCCACATCAGATAAAATGGCAACGAGTAACAAAAGAACAGTTTCAGGATGCACAGCTGATGACAGCAGACAAAACACGTCAATATTCAGACTGTCTATTGTTCTCGTGTATTAATCCTACACCATACAAACGACGGTATTATATACAATTTAAAGGGATGTTTTTTACCGCTCAAATCTCTTTAGGTACAAAATTCATTGATGTGGTAAAACAACTCGATACCGAAAGCAAATATTAGGAGTAAAAATGGACAGACATAACACCTACCTAACCCCATTAGGAGGACCTGAAAACGCCCACAAATGGAGACTTGTAAGATCTGAATGGGCTCTTGAAAAATGTAAAGAGGAAGGGTTTGAAACTCTCCCACACTGCCGCACTATGTGTGTTTTCGGCGGTGACATGTGGGATGATGACGGATGGGCGATAAAAGCAACAAAGAAACAATTGCTAAATATAGGAATAATATCAAATGGCGTTGAAGACGTTTTTGTAAATTCAGTTTATTATTAAAAAAGGTAAAGAAATGAAAATAGCAGTAAATAAAAGTCCAGGCGGTTTTTGTGTGAGTGCAGAAGTTATGGGAAAAATAGGACTTGATACAAGTCAAATGGGATATCTAACAAATAAAGATTTTAATATTGTATCATCAAATGAATATGCATACAGAGCAGATAAAAACCTTATCAACGCAATCCAAAGCTCTAAAAACCCAAATGATGATTTTTCCGATATTAGGATTTTTGATCTAGATACAGATATCAATTTCAAAATATTGAACTTTGACGGGCTTGAAAAAGTCATTAAAGGGGAGGTACTATGTTAATGACTCTCAAAAAAGGGGATGCTATTTATAATATATGTCCCCTTGGACTTGTTTCAAAGTTTAGCATAACAGAATCCCCTACTACTAAAGGGGATCGTGTGACTTTTGTAGTAGTTGACAAATTCGAAAATGAAAAGGTTCTACATTTCTACAGTGTAGAGGAAGAGGATACTCGATACGCAGATGATGATGGAATATACTTTTCAAATTATGATACGTTGGGAGAATATATATCTGACATTGTGAGTGGGTTTGTAGATGTGGGTAAGGGGAATAATGTATAAATATGAATGGCTGAATAAGCACTCAGCCGACAAGCATCTAGGCGACATCTTCAAAGGCTTGAAAGAGATCTCATCATCTAAACGCTCTGTAAGTAATAACACCCATATAATAAACTACCACATGATGCGATTCATTGAAGATTATGATGGTATGACTCGCAGGTATCTCGTAACTTGTCATTATAAAAAACGGTGGGACGGTCTTGTAGATATACGTGTCACAGATACGGACAGCAGGAGACGAGTAAAAAAGCTTGAAGAGAAACTGTATAAATACTGCCGTTTATCCGTTTTTAAGATCCATAAGGAGACTCGTGTACTTTTGCCCCCTCAATACCGAAAGGAATTTGACGAGTGCAGTTGTTATATCTGCCGAAAGCCTGGAAAGTTCGCTGGTGAATGCTGCAATGACTGCACAGCTAAGAAAATGGTATTTCATAGAGCGAAAAATAAAACGCCCAAAGAGTTACGGGCTAAAATAAAATCCTTAAAAGATTGGATACAATTAACAGAGATCCACTTAAAACATAGAAAAGAGTCAACAAGCGATCTGGTTAGGAGGTTTAACAATGCTAACAGTGCCGAACGTGATACGATTCCAAATCCTTGATAAATTGTATCAAGAGTTTAGAAAACGATCAATACCAGTTAATATCATGATTGATGCCGAAGACCCCGCCTTTATCATACATTTTGATGCAGGTAGGGCAGATGTAAAAATCAAAGATCACAGATTAGTATTAGATGAGGTTACAGGCAAGCATAAGAGAGAAACTATACAGATAATTGCCGATAATACCCATTTATACGAAAATCTCTTTGATAAGCACATAAAGCCACTTCTACCAATAGACGAAAATATTTGTTCT